GCTGGAATAAATCCGAAACCTGCGCTATTTCTATTAGCCATAGTTGTCTCCTTATGTCCACAGTTTTACCTGCGAACGATTAATTTAAATCGATGATAAGGAATAGTTAAAAAATTAACTTTTCTTTGTACCACCGAAGGTTACACGAGATTGCCTATTAACATCAATAGGCATACTCTTATGCTCTTCCTTCATGAGATCGTGTTCTACGGCTTCGTTCTGACCTTCAGTTTGACGCTGAAAATATTCAGTTCTCTGCTTCGCGATTTCTTCGGGCACCCTTGCGAGCACAAGGCCACCAACCCCGATAATCCCCTTGTATTTTCCTTCAGTGATTACAGGATAATCAGAATCCTTATATTCATCGGCTCTCACCAATTCATAACCGGATCTTAATCTTCCAGAGATATTTTTAGAATCTTGAAATCCTAAACTCTCTGCCCGTATCCATCTGTGCCTGAATCCATCAGGTGCAGGGGGTGCATCTAGAGAAGATGGAGGAGCCCACACTTTTGGTCTTTCAGTATTTGACCGTGTTTGGCTCGCACGAGAAGTTTCTTTTTTTTCTTTTTTCATATGCTTATGCTCCTTCCGTGAGTTTTATTTGTTTTGCATACTCTTCGAGTGGCACACCTAATTTTTTAGCTATTGCTACCTGAGAGGATGTGAGTCTCACAGTTTTGCGTCCAGGTCTTACGCTTCTCTGAGCTGAAGCAACCAACTGATTGGTCTTGGACGTTTGCTCTACATCACCACCTTTAGCAAATTTATGCGGAAAGTCAACTTTTATTCTTTTATTAACTTCAGAATAATAGTCATCCGATTTAGGGTCAAATCCTTCATTTACAAGATCCTTGTGAATTTCAAAGGCAGTAAAGGTCATGGCTCTATCTTAGCCAAACCATGTGTTTTTACTAGCCCATTCTTCCGCTTTAGGATCTGGTTCAGGAAGTTCCTGTGGTGTTTGCTGTGGTAATCTTCCACCATCTGAAAGTTGAACAGGTTTCTCCTCTTCAACAGGTTCCGACTTTCTTTGCTCCAATTTTGCATTCTCAAATGCTAATGAAGCAATTCTTTTATTAGCTTCGACTTGAGCTTCTGCATTTCCAGATTCAATGGCGCTTGCTAATTCTTTTTGAGCAGACTCCATTCCTGTTTTTACATTTTTCTCAAATCGACCCCAATAATCAGTATCCATTTTTTTAAATCGAGACTGATCTTCTTTTCTTTTTATTCTAAAGCTTGAGCATATTCAACAGCAGCACCTTCTCTACGTTCTGCTTCTCTCATTTTTCTTGTGAGTTTAGCAATACGTGATTGAACACCTTTGCTGTATTCCTCTAACTTAGAATCATCTTCTTTAACTGGTTCTTCTTTTACTTCTTCTTTTACTTCTTTTACTGTTTCTTCTTCCTTGGTTTCTATTACTTCTTCTTTTACTTCCTCTGGTAAAGTTACATCAACTTCAGGTCCTGAAGTATCTAACTCTACTTTTGGTTTTTCTTGTTTTATTTTATTTTCCTCTGGCATAGTTCCTTCCTATGTTAGTATTTGTGCAGGATATCTGTTGGATCCTGAACCGTTGCTAATATTTCATCTTCATTTAGAAGTCGAACTTCTCCACCTTCAATTTCTATACGTGATCCTGCATAACGCGCAAAGACCACCCAATCACCAACCTTGCACCACGGACCTGAAGGATATCTCTCTTTATCCCTGTAACAAGCGTCTCCCATCGCAAGAACATTTCCGCATTGCGATGCAACTTGTTGTCGGTCTATGGTTTCGGTTCCCATAAGTATTCCACCTTTAGTTTTTTCTCCCATTCTAAATGGTAAAACTAAAAGTCTCCAACCTGTAGGTTTTGGTAATTTTGTAGCTTCTTTAGTAATTTCTTTTTTTTCTGATGGTTTTACACCAACCAAATCTTTATTTGGTAGGTGAATTTTTGGTGTTGATGTCGACAACTGTTCCTTCATTTTGCTCCTTATCAAGCAGGCTAGAGAGTTCCTGGCGCACTGATTCCAGCGCATTAATTTGTCCTATTATATACTTATATGTTTCCATGTTGTCAACCCCTCCGGACGTAACCGAAATTGATAATGATTGAATTTTTCTTTCTAGCTCTTTTTGTAATCTATAAACTACGTGTTCGATTTCCATGCAGGTTTTATCATCTCTCCATAATATTTTTTTAAATGCGGGTTTGAAACCGGTACTCCACCTAAATCACCTTCTATGTAACTGCCAATATAAGGTTCAGTCACAGGTTTAGATGTTTCTTTTTTCTCAATCTTTTCTGTTTTATTTTTTTGCGCTTTTACCATGCTTCATACCAAATCTTCGGCCTGGAGCAGCCACGCCCATTGGACTAGCAGCTACAGGTGGTTGAATAGGTAATCCACCGCCAAATTGCTTGCCAACTCTTTTACCACCAGCAAGTTTTTTTCTAGGTTTATTTCCATAGTCATTTCTCATAGTTTTCTCCTTAATTATTTATATTTGTTTTAATTACCCGTGTCTAGTTTATTTTTGTCGTTTATGCCGACTGTAAATTAACTGCCGAAGGTCCTTTTTCACCATTCTCAACTTCAAATGTTAGCGCATCGCCTTCATTTAACTGTAAGTTTGCGGCTCTAGCTGCTGACGAATGTACAAAGACATCTTTTTCTTTGTCTTCTCTTGCAATGAAACCATAACCTTTAGTTGAATTAAACCATTTACCTTTTCCACTTATACTCATTTTTTTCTCCTTTCTTATTTCTTACCACCACGAAATATTTGTGTGCCTTTTATACCAAATATTGACGCGCATACTAAAATCCATAAATTTGTAAACCACGAGGGAAGCGCCTTAAAATGCTCGAAGAAGAGATTTATCTTGGTCATAGCGGCCGGATCGTCCGACCAAACCCCCCAGGCCAAAATTACGATCGGGAGCGTCAAAATCGCAAGGACCACCTCGTCCTTATAATCGTTTTGCCGGGCCTCTAAAAGCTTGCCCTGGTAAGCCTCCTCGCCGCGAGACATCTTAACGGCGTGCATGTGCTGTGCATCAGCCATAGCCATTTTTGTCTCTTGACGCTTTTTGTAAATATGAGTTCCAGCGTTTAAAGCAAGCTTAATTGCACCAAACCACATATTAGTACCAAGTTACTTTATAAGGCTTTTTTTGCTTTGCCGGAACAGAATTTTTATCGCCTGTAGCAATATAGTTTTTTCCTCTGATACTAGTGTTAGATCTAGGATCAACTGTCTTTTTTTGCTCAGGAATTTTAACTTCTGTAGATTTTTTATAATTCCATGCCATTATGTACTCCTTTTCTTATCTATGTTTGTTATAGTTCCTTTATTGGCAGATGCATAGAAAATTTTTTCTCCTTTTTTCTTACCATACTGTTTTTTCATTGCTTTTTTAATTTTTTTATCCTTATCGGTTAGCGGCACCGTTGCCTCCTTTAGGTTTCATTCTTGCAAGTGTCAATCTGTTCTCATTTGCCATTTCTAGCTTCTCAATTGAAGTATCAGCTCTTAATTCAGCTAATTCTTCATCTTGTTCAAGTTTATCATCCGTAATATCTCTATTTTGGACTAATTTAGCTTGATCAATTTCAGTTTTTTTCTGCATTTCTTGTTTTTTACGTTCATTTTCCATTGCTCTTAAATCAACTTCTCTAGATTTAAGTTTTAAAAGCGGATCATGATCGAATTGTGAAGTAATTTTCTTTTCTTCCTTCATAAAGTCTTCAGTCATTTCTGCAATCAACACTGCTTTTCTTGCTTCAATGTTTTGTGTCATTTCTTGCAACTGTTGTTGCGCTTGTGGATTCTGTGCTGCTTGTTGTGCAAGCATTTGTATCTGTTGCATTTGTTCTCTGAACTCTAATTGTACTTGTTCTTGAGCCATTAAAGAAATATGCTCTAATATATTTTTCTGTAATGCAGCCATAACCGCTGGATTGTTTCTAACCATGTTAGTTGACATAAAATTTAAGTGAGCTGTAACGTGTGCTCTGTGATCCTGACCAGGAAATGCCTGAAAAGGCTTTCCACCTAAAGCATCAATGTGTTCTAAAGATGGATCTTTAGGAGCATTCGGTGGTGGCGGAGGTAAAATTCTATCAATATCTTTTATTCCTAACGCTTCATACATTTTTCTAAATGCTATGTACAAATTGTGCATTTGTGGATTAGACATTGCAAGTTGTAGTCCAGTTTGTGCTAATGTTAATCTTTGTGACATTGAAAATATATTTGGATCAGCAACAGGTAGAATATCTACTCTTTCATCAAAATCAGCTACTTTAATATTTCTTTGTCCGCCCACAACATCGTATGGATATTCTTGTGGTAAATACTGAGCAAATACTTTTGCTAGTAATTTAAATTCTTGTTTTAGAGCTACATACAATCGTTTATGGATTGCTGACATTACTCTTGAACCCCGTTCTAAAAGAGCTACGGTCGTCCCAACGGCTGCGCCTTGGTTCCCGTCCCCGACCTGCATGTCAGCAATGGACGCGAATCTCTGTCCTGCTGAACTACAATTCCCATCAACGACAATAATGTCTGTGATGGTTCTTTGAAAGGTAAAGTCATAAAAGCATCCTTGATGTTTCCACCAGGTGCGTCCACGTCTCTAAATTCGCCGGGCTGTATTGCTTGGGCCTCGGCTCTTACACGTATTCCTCTTTGTTTAAAACCTGCAGGGAGGTTACTTAATGTTCCTGCATCTAGTAATTGACGTAGAGCAGTGGTTGCTGTTCTTGATAGACCGCCAATCATATGAATTAATCCTAATCCATAAAAACCTAGACCCGGTAAAAATTTAAAGTGAACAAAATATTCAATCTTTAATTTGTGCGGATCTTCAGCTTGATAGTTTCTTCTAATTGATAAAACTTCTCTGGAAGCTATTTCTACAGTTACAATGTAGGGAAGTTTAATTCCAGTTGGCTCTTGAGACTCAGGATCCATATCTTCAAATCCTTCTAAATCTAAATTTATGTGACATTCAATCAATGTAAAAATATCTTCATCTTGAGTTTTTTTAACTCCTTCTAATTCTCGTTCTTTTTTCTTAACTTCTGATTCTTCATCATAACCAGGTTTTAATTCTACATCTCTATAGAATCCTGCGACCTGTTTTTTTCTTAAATCATTTTCTGACATTTTAATTGTGTGCATAACTGCTTCCGCGTCTTGAAGCGAAGTTGCAGTATAGGGAACAACTAAATCATCTGCCGGAACAAATTTTGATACGGCCCTGCCCAAAAGCTCATCGTAATAAACTTTTTTAAACGCAGAGCCGGCGAGAGGGAGATAAAAAAGCATTTGATCGAACTCGGGTTCATACTCCTTCATCACATCCATGAGCTGATAGTTCATGAAGTTCTTTACTCTGACAGATTGATCTTCTTTCTGTCGATCCGGTCTACCCATAACTTGAGTATGAACTGGACCCGTTGCTGGCAGCAATTCTTTATAAGCTTGTGCTTGAAATTGTGTTACCGCTTCTGCAAGGACTGGGTGAGTTGCACCACTAGCTCCTTGAAAGGGTTGTGTTGGATTTTCGTATTTAAATCCTAAAAGATCTAAACCTCTAGTATAAGTATCTTCCCAGTCTTTTCTGGAATTTTTATACTGTGAGTAATTTTCGTTTAATTCTGATCCTAATCTACCCAGAACATCGTCCGGTAGTAGGTCTGCTAAATTGTCAAAGTGACCTTCTCCGCCCGGTTGGTTAACCGCATTCGGATTAAAATTAATTTCAACACAACCGTCTTCCTGTTGTTCAACTCTAACATCATCTTCACCAACTTGAGTTATTCCCGTTTCTTTGTGGGCGATGATTTCTTCTTCAGGTGGAATTGTTATCGTTTGCTCTACGTTAGGTAGAGCTTTGTCTATGTCTGCCATTTATTTTCCTCGAGTTCTTTGTTGTTCTAGCTTGTTTTACAGGAACATTCAACCCCTGTGAATTGGGTCCTTTTACAGGTGGGATTTCCTTCCATTTCACATGCTTCATGTTTTTAGTTAATGT